GCGGTGAACCGTCTTCAGCACCAGGCACGGGCAGCGCTCGAAGACATCGCACCGCCCGGTCGAGACCGGCGGGAGTTGGTACGGGTCCCCGACAAACAACAGGCGCAGGTCCAGCTCCGCCGCGTCGCGCGCCAGCCGGGCCAACAGCGCCGCGTCGACCATCGAGGCCTCGTCGATGATGACCAGGTCGCCCGGGTTGACCTTCGGCTCGCGTCGGCGCTCCAGCCGGGTCTCCCCGGTGTCGTAGTCGTTGACCGGGCGCAGACCGAACAGGCTATGCACGGTCACCGCGGGCTCACCGCCCGCCAGGCGCCCGGCGACCGCAGCGGCCTTGTGCGTGGTGGCGCTCAGGTGCACCGTGGCCCCGGTCTCGCGCAGGAACCGCCCGATCAGGGTGCTCTTGCCGGTCCCCGCGGGACCGCTCAGGGCCAGCAGGCGATCGCCCTCGCCGTCGGCGAAGGCGCGCAGGCCATCGAGTGCGCGGGCTTGGTCCGGGGAGAGGGGCATCGGTCGACGCTACCGTTGACGAAACCGGATCCCGCGGGCGCTTGGCGCACTCGCCGCGGTCGGTCGGCCCTTGAGCTCGCGCCGCTGCTCGGCGGTCACCGTCTCGGTGTTGACCTCCGGCAGCATCGCCCAAGGCGGGGGCGCCTCCCAGTTGATCTTGTCCCCGCCGATCGACAGCCAGAGTCCGTGACAGTAGGTCAGCAGGTCCCAGGTCTCGTTGCGCTTGCGGGCCGGGTTCTCCCAGCCTTTCGGGGTGCGTTGCTCGGCGGTCAGCTCGCTCAGATGCGCCTGGCTGAGCCACTGCGGCAGGTGGATGTAGCCGGGTCCAGGCACGTCCCGTTGCAGGTCGGCCGAGAGCACGTCCTTCAGCCGGTCGGTGTGCAGGATCAGCACGGGAACGTCGCCGCGCGATCCAGCGCTGCGGTCCGTGCGACGGGAGGAGTCCGGGAAGCTCTCGCGTTGGAACGGCGCGCCCGCGGCCACCGTGCCCTTGAGCAGCCGCACGCGGTGCCCGAGCCCGGCGACCTTCAAGCCGCGCCACCACTCATACGCTCGCGCGGTCGAATCGGCCTTGTTCCGCCGGTCGTGATACCCGCCACTGTCGCAGCACGAGCGGTAGACCCGCAGCTCGCGCCCGTCGGCGAGCTGATAGGTCCCATGCACGACTCGCTCGGTCAGCAGATCCCAGTGCTCGCCGTAGACCGCGGGCTGCACCGCCGTCTTGTCCGCGGTGTAGCGAATCGAGTAGCGGTCCAACAGCCAGCGCTCCCCGCCGACCCCGTAACCGACGACCCCGACCTCGAACGACGCCGCTTGCACGTCGACCGCCGCCAGGATGACCCGCACGCCGTCCGGAACCTGATACCGCTCGAGGTCCTCGACCCGGTTGACCAGGGCCTCCGGGTCCCGCGCGGCGGCGAGAGACCGCGGGGTATAGGGCAAGCCTTGGTCGGTGTTCACGGTCGTCTTGAGGGAGGACTCGTCCCCGGAGACATCGAACTCCCGAAGGGCCAGCAGGTACTTCAGAACGATCGACTCCCAGGACTGGAACGCCGCGGCGCAGCCCAGCAGCCAGAACGAGGCCAGGGAGGACGGGCGCGGCTCGCCCGTGCGGCGACCACTGGGGTGCAGGGTCTCGCCTTCGGCCAGCCACCCGCCGAACGGGTTGGCCGCGGTCGGGGCGCTGTTGCCGTTGAGTCGGCGCTTGTCCTCTTGGCGGTAGACCTGCCCGCAGTGCGGGCACGCCACATGCGCGGTCTGCGCCGCCGCCTCCGGGCTGTCCAGCACGTCGAAACGGGGCATGGCCGGGGCCTCGAACCAGGCGTGGCAGCCGTCCAGGCATTGCCAGTACCAGCGCCGCCGGTCACCGCGGTTGTAGATCGGGAGGATGCCGCCCGCCACGGGCGGGGCGCAGTGCGGGCCATCCGGGGACCACTGATGGGTCATGACGGGGCGCTTCGGGGAGCTCTCCACGAGCGCCTTGCCGGAGGACCCGGCGACCTGAACCCGTTTGCGCGCCAGGTCGAACGGTGCGCCCTCCTTCGACACGTCATCCGGGAACGAGTCGTAATCGGAGAGCGCCACATAGCGCAGGTCACGCTGCGCCAGTTGCGAGGAGGACGGCCACCCCAGGTTGAGCAGCATCCCGTGGCGGTAGATCACCAGCTCGATCGTGTCATCGTGGGCGCGCGGGCTGAGCATCTCGCGCATGGCCTCGCTGTAGCGGTGCAGGCGAGCGATCCGGCGCTTGCGGTAGTCGTGGGCGAGGGTCTGAGTCGGGAAGTAGAGCCCCATGTCCCCAGGGTCCGCCACCACGGCATGCGTGATCCAAGCATCGAGCAGGGCCAAGGTCTTCCCGGTGCGGGCGGGGCTGACGAACACCACGGCCTCGAAACGCCGGGACTTCAGGGTGTTCATCGGCACGACCATGTACGGGGTGAGGGCCGCGTCCCAGGGGCCGGCGTAGCCGCCGGACATCTCGATGCGCAAGCTCTCGGCCGCGCAGTCCGAGACGCTGACCCGCCGCGGGGGGCGGATGCCCTCCACCACGTCCTTCACGATCTGCTCGATCTGGGCGTAGTCAGCCATCGGTCAGGCTCCGGTAGAGGTCTTCGCGCATCGCGTCGATCACCTGGATCACCCGCTCGACGACCGGACCCGACAGGGCGCAATCCCGCTCCAGGATGTCCGGTAGGCCCTCCAGCGTGCGCGCCACGGTCTTGACGATGTCGGCGATGGCGCGCTCGCACTCGATGGCCGGGACCAGCTCTTTCGCGGCTTGGCGGTACTTCAGCTCTTCAAGTTGCGCCCGAAAGGTCTCCTTCTTCGCCTTGGCGCGCACGATGACGGCATAAGCCTCGTTTCCGCCCGATCCGGTCTTGCGCCCGGCACCCGCCCGTGCGCCGCCATGTCCGGGGGTGGATTTCCGCGGGGTGCCGCGTTGGGTGAGACCCACATCGACCGGGATGTCGTCGGGATCGGGGGCGTTGTCGGGGGAAGTTGCCATCATGTTTGGACCGCGCGGGGGATCGCGAAGGGTTTTGCGCGAAACGCCGCCGAGATGGCAGCGATCGGTCGCGAACGTCTTACAAAATTCAAAATCCTTAACCTGAAATTAACCAAATGCCGCGGGTCGAATTGCGCCCGGTTTGTCAGATGGCCCAGGGTCCCCATCGCGTGTACGACGCAGCGGTTTGATGGACTCCGGCACCCCGACCGAGCGCTCCTCGGTGTTCCACCGGAACCGGCAACCCCGGCACTCGCGCCGCCGCTTGATCACTTCGTCTTCCGGCTCGAGCTGGCGCGTCTCGAGGACAGCGGACTCCGTGGATTGACAGACCGGGCAGTGCATGGCGTTCAACGCTCCGTAGATGATGAGGGGTCGCCGCCGCTCGCGTGCAAGGCGTTGATCAGATGGCCCAGACTGGTCAGCGGGAGGAGGTCGGCGACCCGTTTGATCTCGGCGCGGCCGAGCCCGCCTTCGAGCAGGTCGCGGATCCACCCGGCGGCCTCGCGAGCGGTGTCGGTCTTGGCGCGCTGGCGGTCGGTGCGCGCCTGCTCGTGCTCGATCCGTTTGAGTCGCGCGGGGTCATCCCGCATCGAGCCCTTGCGTGGTGTCGAGCCGGGTCCCGCGCACCGCCTCCAGGACCTCCGGGGAGAGCTCCTCGGCGCGCTGGAGAAGGATCTGCGCGGTGCGCTTGGCGATCCCGTTGCGCTGGGCCGCGTCCTCGACGCGCGCCGCACGCTCCTCACGGGTCAGGGGGCGGCCCAGGCGCTCGGCGTAGTGCTTGAGGATGATCTGCTCGTGCGCGACCCGTTGCGCGTGGGTCAGCACCAGGCGCCCGGCGTTCTCCAAAGCCTCCAGCAGCCGCTCCTCGCCCTCGGCGAGGTCCTCCTCCGCCACGACCAGGGCCGGGACCCGCCAGCCGAGCAGGCGGCACGCCTCGGTGCGGTGGCGCCCGGCGATCAGGCGGTGGGTGGCGCGCCCCAGCGGTTCGCGCAGGCGGGCGGCGAGGATCGGTTGGACGAAGCCCGAGCGCTCGATGTGACAGGCCAGGTCGAGCACGTGCTCCTCGCGCAGCGCGACCAGGCGCTCGGTGACCGCGATCGCCTCCGGGGCGAGCTCGGTCAGGGTGAACCGTTGATCGGGGGCAGGGGCGGTCATTGCAGGCGGTGTGGTCCCGGGGTCTGAAGCTCCTTGCTCAGCCTTGCCTCCATGGCACGCAGCGTGGCAATGGTGCCGTGCATCACCAGGACCGCCTCGGTCGTGTCACAGACCAGGCCGCCATCATCGAGCTCGCGCATCAGCCCGGCGGCAAGCCGGATGGTGGCCATGCGCAGGAGCGCGGGGTCGACCAGGGTCTCCGCCCAGGCCTCGTCCATCGCCGCCAGCAGGTCTTCAGGAACCATCTGCTCCGTCATGGCGAGGTCTCCGGGTAGAGGTCATCGAAGGTGGCTTGCGGGTGCTCGTGCGGGGCGGGCCGATGGTCCCAGGCCCCGCGGCATCCGCCATCCCAGGAGCAGCATTCCCACCAGCCCGAGCGGGCAAGCGAAGGACCGGGGTGG